TACAAGGCACAAGTCTTTTGGTATATGTTTGTTTTTGGTTTAAAGAAATCTGTCTTTGCTGTAGTCAATGCTGGAAGATACAAAGAGTATGAAGTGCTTTGGGATGACTTTGAATGGCAGGCGATCTTGCAGCGTGTAACCGATTTCAGACAGAACGTGCTAGACAATGTGCAACCTGAATGGGATGGTTCAGAATCAACTTTTGAAACTGCCCGCAAACTCTCTCCAGGTATAGAAACTCGTGATGAAGAACTAGGGCAACTAGGGATAGAACTTATCAACGCGCAAACAGACTTTGATGCAGCTGAAACACATCTTAGAGAAATGAAGTCACGAACAATCGGGGCTTTAAATGGGGCTAAATCAGGCACAATAGATGGGCAAGTAGTTGTTACGCTCAGTCAACGTGCAGGCGGTATCCCTTACCTAACAATAAAGAAAGCGAAATAATGCCAAAACTAAAAGACATCTCAGGGCTAAAAGTTGGTGACAAGATTGCAATAGTGATCAACAACAAACCTAAAGAAAACACATCAATCTCAGGCATCCTAGTTGGAATCAATAACTGGACTGAAGATAAAGTTGCTTTACAAATCCGTGACCTTCCACAATGGATTTACTTAGAAGATAACTACACAGTCACTTGGTCAAGTAATGAGTGAATGTAAAGTCTGTAAGACAACAGAAAACATTGTTTATTCAGGTGTTGATGCGCTACTTTTAGGCATCCCAAACGCTGAAACTGAAACAACCTGCTACCCATGCGCAAACAAAGAGAAAGAAGCAACCGATGGCACACTTCAACCTGAGTGAATATCAGACAGTTCAAGAACGCATAGACCTATTTTGGCTAAAGTTCCCTAACGGCAGACTACATACAGAGCTTGTATCTTTCACACCAGATCAGGTTGTATTCAAAGCTGAATGTTATGCAGACAAAGATGACGTTTATCCTTTAGCAGTAGATTACGCTGAAGAACGCTTAGGGTCATCACCTGTAAACAAAACATCTTTTGTAGAAAACTGCAGCACCAGCGCACTAGGTAGATGTATCAGCTTGCTAGGAAACGAGTTTAGCCCTAAAGGTAAAAGACCTAGCGCATCAGAAATGTCTAAAGTTGCCAGGCTAACAGCCGAACCTGTAGAACGAAACTGGTCAACTGCTTTAGCAAATATTAACGACATTGAAGGCTTACGATCTCTCTACAATGAAGCAAAACAAGGTAAAGCACCATCTAGTATTCTGGAAGCAATCAAAGGTAAGGCTGATGGAATCGTTGGAGCTAAAACAGCAAATTAGTGTGTTACAGGCGCACTGTAACGAGTTAGGTGAACTTGTTGTCTGCCTGACAGATGACCCTATACTCAGGGCTAAAACGCTTGCCAGACTTGCCGAACAAACGACACGACTACATTTTCTGACATCTTTCAGCGTGGATTAGGTGTTTCAGCACTTTATGTGCTTAGATGTCTTTCTATGCGGACAAACAGATTAGATAACAGCACAAGCATCTTCAACGAAGGTGACATGTTTTGTGTTCGCTGTGGACAGATAGTTCCTAGAACTACTTGGGAGAAAGCAAAGTCTAGGTGTAAACCTGATTGGGATCACTGTCAAGACTGTAAAGCAACCCCTAAACAGCGTATGAAATGGCTTCATCCTATTTTAGGCAACATAGAGTGTCATCCTTATGATGGGGAACTTGATGAGCTGTGGCGGCCTATAAACGCTGTAGGGGACTTGTATCGCCCTGGGGAACGGCTTTGTGGGCATAAAGACTGCATCAACAGCAATCACATCATTACACCTGCAAAGGGTGTAGTTAAACAAGATAAGATGAAAGTGGAGCCAGTCCTAATAAAAGAACTGACCCCACATAACCGATAACTCGACTATCGGCTTTCTCATTCTAGCAGTGAGTAGCCGTTGAAAGGCTACAAATTGACTGGTAATGAACGCGAAACTACTCCCCTTCAAGACAAGATGGATTGGTTAGATTTCCTATTTAGGACTCATAAAGAGAACTTTGAGTTACTGCCAAAAAAACCACTCATCACAAGACGAGATCAACAATTATTTATCCTTGATTGGTTTCAAGTAACTAACGCTCGCCGAAAAGCTGATTTGGCATATAGTTATGGTTTAGTAGCTCTTAAAGATGACAATCGTTTTGAAGTTCGCAATACTAATAGTCGAGATTATGAAGACAATCGTAGTGCTTTACTGCAATCTATTTATTGGCGTGATGGCTCAAATTGTGCTTATTGTGACCGCTCAATCCCTTTAAATCGAGGAAACATAGATCATGTAATACCTCGTTCAGCCTGGAGTCCTGAATGGCTTTGGCTAGCTGATGATTCTTCCAATCTTGTTGCAGCATGTGAAGATTGCAATAAAGATAAAAGTAATTTTTATAGGCCATTTCACGCAGAAAATAGGCTACATCATGTCACTTTTGAATGTAAATCCAATGTTCGTAGAGAAGACCCTTATGACTGTTGTATGGCTCGCAGAAAAGATGCAGGTAATCCAATGTGCCAAAGATGTAATCAATACGTTTACATATGTTGCAGAGTTCACGAAGAAGCTCAAATTCCTGCTTGTGAAGTTCCTATTTTGAGACCTTGGTTCGGCCATGAATAATTTTGAGTGTGTTGATCTAGTCATTCGGTATGCACCAAAGGATTTGACTGCTATTCAAAGGCTTGTTTTGATACAGATTGCCTTTCATCAACCTAAGTCTTATCAACGTGTTTCAACGCTTGCAGCTGAGATTGGTATAAGCCAGGAAGAAACAGTCCGTAAGGCTATTAGAGTGCTTTCTGAGCGTGGTTTGATTAGCGTTCAGTATCGTAAAGGCCATACAAGTATCTATAAAGTCCTAGTGTCAAACACTACTCCTGTTAGGCAGGGGGACTCTGGTCAAACAGGGGGACACCCTACCCACGAAACAGGGGGACACCCTACCCGTCAAACAGGGGTTAAACAAATAAAGAAACAAACAATATTAACAAAACAAGATTTTGAAAGTTTTTGGAGTCTTTATCCACGTAAGGATGCTCGTAAAAGAGCTGAACAGGCTTTTGACATGCTTACACCTAATCTTTCTATTGATGCTTTGCTTTCCGCTACGCGGACATATAGGGAGAGTGTTGCAGATACTGAGTTGCAGTATGTAATGTTGGCTTCTAACTGGTTAGAGCAGGAACGTTGGTCAGATCAGGTTGTTGATGAGTCTGATGATTACATTGTCAGAATGAAGGCGAAATACGATGAACTCTAGGATGCAGGTTGAGAACGCGGTTTTGGGTGGGGTTATACGTTTTCCTAAGGTTTGGGATGATTTGCAGCTTGTTGCAAAGTATTTTGATGATGCTGTGAATCAACTTATTTTTGAACGAATTTTGTCGCTCCGTCATTCTGGTGTTGAACCTGACATTATCTTGGTGAACGCTGGTTTGGATAAGCGTGGTGTTGACAGAGTTTGGGAGTGTGTCGGTGATGCACCTTTGGCGGCTGTTGCTGTAAAGAATCATGTCAATCAGTTGAAGGCTATGTGGGCTAAGGGTGAGCTTGGTTTGGCTGGTCGCAAGTTAGATCAGGGTGCTTTGGATGCTGGCGTTGATGTGTCTAGTTTGGTTGCTGAAGCGTTGCAGGTTGTTGATACTGTTTCGGCTAGTCAGGTTCAGTTGCAGATTAGTTATCCTGGCGAGTATTTGGGTGAGTATGTTGCTGAAATGCAGTCTCGACCACCTTTTATGGCTTCTTGTTGGCCTAAATTGAATAAGTTGATTGGTGGTTTTCGGCCTTCAGGTTTCTATGTGATTGCTGGTCGCCCTGGTGAAGGTAAAACTATTATTGCTTTGCAGTCTGCTTTTGAGTTGGCTAAACAGGGTAAGCATGTTTTGTATTTTAGTTTGGAGATGCCTGCTTTGCAGCTGCAACATAGGTTGTTGGCTCAGACGTTGAACATTGATTATTCGAAGATTGCTAATGATGACCTTGATTTTCAGGTTACTGACATTGTTGATGGTGATCTGTATGAGATGTCTGCCAGGCAACAGGTCGCTAATGCTTCTTCTGTTTTGGGTAATAATCTTGGTGTGATTGCTTCTGGAAGGTTGACTCCTAACATGGTTAGGGCATACATTTCGGCTGCATCTAAGTCGCGACCGGTTGACGCTGTTTTTATAGATTATTTGGGTTTGATGCAGGATGATGTTGAGCATAGGGATAAGACTGCAAAGATTGGTGCTATTTCTGGCACTTTGAAACAGTTGGCTTTGGAGTTGAATATTCCTTTTGTTGTTGCAGTTCAGTTGGGTAGGGAGATTGAGAATCGACCTAAAGGCAGGCCACAGTTAAGTGATTTGCGTGATTCTGGAAGTATTGAGCAGGATGCTGATGTTGTTTTGATGATTAAACGTAATCACAGGGATGGTGATGATAAGGATGCTCAGGGAACTCAGCTGATGTTGATTGTCGCTAAGAATCGTCATGGTCAGACTGGGGCAGTGTTTTTTGTTGCTCAGGACAGAATTAGCAAAATTGTGCAAGAATAATTTGATGCAGGATAATCAGGTTGAGTGTTGCCGTTGTGGGTTTAAGTGGGCTGTGAACGCTGAGAAGCGGGGTCGTAGGGATTTGTTGTGTGTGAGCTGTCGTGTGAAACCTG